CGTTTAAGAGTAAGTGAACCCTATACATTGTTTGACAGCCAAAATCGTTACATTGACGGTGACCAATTTAGTAGTATCACTGCTACGGGTGGCAATGTAGTTTATGTTCAAAACGAAAGTTCATTTAATTTAAATGTTTCTTCCACTAGTGGTAGTAGTGTAATTAGACAATCTAAGACTGTCCAAGCGTATCAGCCAGGCAAAAGTTTATTAACAATGAACACATTTGCAATGGCTACTCTTAAAACAAACCTAAGACAACGAGTTGGTTATTTTACAACTGACAATGGTGTGTATTTTGAAGCAGTAGGTACTACACTTAATCTTGTTATTCGTAGTAGCACAACAGGAGTAGTAGTTGAAGAAAGAATTCCACAAGCTAATTGGAATGGAAATACTTTATTATCTGGTATTGTGTTAGATCCAACATTGACGCAAATATTTTGGTGTGACATTGAATGGTTGGGCGTAGGTAATGTTCGTGCAGGTTTTGTAATCAACGGTCAATTTATTGTATGTCATACATTCCAACACGCTAATCAGCCCGGAAACACAACTGTTTATATGACAACCGCGTCATTAAATCCGAGATATGAAATAACAAATACTGGCGCAACCAGTGGCAATAGCACAATGAAACAGATTTGTAGCACTGTTATCAGTGAAGGCGGCTATACACCAAGCACTACAATTGGATATGTTACTAACAATACAGTTCCTACAAGAGTAGGTTCGGCAAACACTGTAATCTCATTATGTTCAATAAGATTAAATCCTGCATATCCGGACGCGGTCGTGGTTCCTGCTCAACTTGATTTGTTATCACTTGATGTTCGGTATGGTCAGTTTCAATTAATTGAAAACGCAACTATTGCAAATGCCTCATTTAGCAATGTGGCAGGATCAGTAGTTCAAAGTGCTATACACACTGATACTATAACAGACGGTAAAGTTGTTTATGCAGGATTATCTAGTAGCCGTGATGAAGTAGAAATTAGTGAAGATATTAAAAAACGATTGCAATTGTGGCGTTATGCCAATGGTACACCCAGTACACTAACACTTGCCGTAGCGTACACAGCTAGCAATGCAGATTTGTTGTGGAAAATGGGCTGGGAAGAACTTACTAGTTAAGTTTTTGGCACATAAATACTCACTATGAGTAATACTCCATCATTAGTTAAAGATCCATACAAAAAGACACAATTTAAAAACGATAAAGAACTACAAGACTTTATCAAATGTTGTGATCCAAACACGGGTTATCTGTATTTCATGGATAACTTCTTTTACATACAACACCCTACAAAGGGTAGTATGGTTTATCATCCTTGGCCATATCAGAAACGATTGATTGAGACTTATCACAAATATCGATACAGCATTTCACTGATGCCTCGACAGTCAGGTAAGTCTACATCAGCAGCAGGATATTTGTTATGGTATGCTATGTTTGTCCCTGACTCTACTATCCTAGTTGCGGCACACAAGTATACAGGTGCACAAGAAATTATGCAGCGTATTCGGTATGCATATGAAAACTGTCCTGACTATATCAAAGCAGGGGTAACTACATACAACAAAGGTTCATTAGACTTTGAGAACGGATCTCGTATTGTTTCGGCAACAACTACCGAAAATACAGGTCGTGGTATGTCTATTACACTATTATACTTGGACGAATTTGCGTTCGTTAGACCTAGCATCGCTAAAGAATTCTGGACAGCGATTACCCCAACACTATCAACCGGTGGTAAAGCTATTATTACTAGCACACCTAACAGTGACGAAGATCAGTTTGCATTCATCTGGAAAGGTGCTAACAAGACCGAAGATGAGTACGGTAATCAAACAGAATTAGGAATTAACGGGTTTAGAGCGTATAGAGCGTATTGGAATGAACAGCCGGGAAGAGATCAAAAGTGGGCTGACGAAATGAAAGCCCAATTGGGAGAAGATCGTTTCAACCGAGAGATTGGTTGTGAGTTCATTATCGCTGATGAAACATTGATTAATCCTAATACACTGTTAATGCTTGAAGGCATAGAACCTATTACACGTATAGGACAAGTTCGATGGTATCAAAAACCTACTAAAGGAAATATCTATTGTGTTGGACTAGATCCTAGCTTGGGCACAGGCGGTGATCCTGCTGCAATTCAAATATTTGAAGCAAACACTACTACTCAGATTGGTGAATGGAAACACAATAAGACTGATATTCCTAATCAAATCAAGCTGTTGGCTGAAATTAACAAATATATAGCAGAATGCACCGGCGAGCCAAACAGTATCTACTATTCAGTAGAAAATAATAGCATAGGTGAAGCATCACTTATATCACTCAACGAATACGGAGAAAGTAATATACCTGGTCTTTTCTTAAGTGAACCCGGTAAAAAGCGCAAAGGATTCAATACTACTCAGAAAGTCAAACTAACTGCATGTGCAAAGTTCAAGACATTACTAGAGAGTAAAAAAATGAAAATTCATAGTAGATCATTAATAACCGAATTAAAGGCGTTCGTAGCTAGCGGTGGCAGTTATGCAGCCAAAATAGGTGACACTGATGACCTGGTTATGGGGTCATTATTAGTGGTTAGAATGCTACAAGCATTGAGTGATTATCACTATAATTTGGAAGAACAGATCAGGGATCACGATGAATACATAGCCCCGTTGCCGTTCTTTGCAGTTATATCCTAAGGGAAAAGATAAATACATTATGCCAAAAAGCAATGAATCAATAAACCGCGAACTGTTCGACCTATTAAGCACCCGTGGGTATAGACCTACGATGCTAGATACCTCGGGCAAAGAAATTCCAGTTCCAGAAGAAGCCGAAGTCTTTCAATTTAATTTTGTTAAAGACGAAGTAGATTACGGAATAGTAACTATATCTATCGACGGCCTGCATAAACTTGTCATATATTTTAATGATAAAATTGCAGATAGCGAAAAAGAAACATCCGATAACGATGATGTTTCTTGGTATAGATTACTAAATCACTTGAAGCGTTTTGCAAAAAACCGTCAACTTAGTTTTCAAGTTAAAAACACCGACCATTTAAAACATGATATGGCGAAAAGGGATCATATGAAAAAATTAGACGAAGGATATTACCCAATGGGTAAGAACAAGAGTTATAGTGATGCTGTACCTCAAGTTAAAATTGTTATCGAACACACTAGAAATATTGTTGAGGGCGAACAACGCTACCGTAATGTTGCACGAATTTTCGTAGAAAATGCAGACGGTGAAAGATTTTTAATTCCTACAACTAAGCCAGGTATAGCTAGAGTTTATGCTAGACATATTGCTGAAGGTGGTACACCATATGATGACCGTGCAAACCACATTACTTCATTAGTCGAAGATTATAACAAGATGTCAGGATTTGTTCGTGCTACTCGTAATGGTCAGTTCAACGAATCTGCACAGCGTTTAGTATTAGAAGGTGTAGGTCATTATACTAAGTTGCGTGAAACATTAAGTCATATGGCCGGTCGTAGAGGTTACACTGCGTATTTTGAAAATTGGACTCCATCATTGATGGAAGATGAAACTGAGGAAACTAACTTGAATGAGTTGTTTGTTCAGGAAACACTAGACCCTCGTATTGAATCAGTATTACCGATTCTTTCTAAGCTAAACAAGAAGATTAGTGAAATGTCAGAAGTAACTGAGTTAGCGGAATGGGCTGATAGTTTGCTTGAGGGCGGTGACGGTGGTGAAGCAAGTGAAGAACCACCCGAGTCTAAAGAAGGTGAAACTGCCGAAGACGGCAATGAAGCTCCGGAAGATAATTTAGACGAAGGCATATTAGATACAGTCAAGAAAGTTGGCGGTAACGTATTAGACAAATTAGGTCACGGCAGTGATGAAGATTTATTAAAAGACTTGAAAGATAAAGCAGGTGTTCGTAATCCACAAACTGGTAAGCCAAGTATGGCATACAGTGACGTTGAGAAGCGTACTGATGAAGTTGACATGGGTCAAGCCGACAGTTCATTAAGAAATGAACCAAAACAAGATAGTGGTAAAATGGATCACTTCACTGCGTTAGGCAAAGCATCAACGAAAATGGGACACGATCATTATATGGATGTACCTGATGACAAACTTGAAGCACTTAGAGCAATGGTTAAGAGATTTAGAGCCGGTGAAGAAGTTGATGAAAGCGCACTACAAGCTGTGGCGGAAGGCGAGTTTGCCGGCGACTATGCTACCGGTGAAGCAGGTCAGTGGCGTAACAAAGGTCCTAAAGCTAACAAGCCAGCAACAATTGGTGATTTGGTTGGTGAAGGACAAGAAGACCTAAATACAATCAAGCGATTATTGGGTAAATAAGTTCACAAAAACCTCACTTAAAAGGTGAGGTTTACCACATCTGGCATAAATACTATTGACAGGGGTGTAAGCGTTTGCTATACTTACATCTGTGTTAGTCACTAACAGGTAGTGGCGAATATTAAAAGAGACCATCTCAATTTTATAAGGAAATATTATCATGGCATCATTAGCAGAAATCCGCGCTCGTATCGCAGCGCAAGAAAACAAGTCAAACAACAAGGGTTCTGGAACCCAATCTGATAACGCAGTTTACCCCCACTGGAACATGGATGAAGGCACTACAGCTAGTATTCGTTACTTGCCTGACGCTGATCCAAAGAATGACTTCTTCTGGGTCGAAAAACAAATCATCAAATTGCCGTTTAACGGTGTCAAGGGTGATCCTAACGCTAAACGTGTAGAAGTACAAGTCCCGTGCGTAGAAATGTATGGAGACAATTGCCCTATCTTAGCAGAAGTTCGTCCTTGGTACAAAGACGAAACATTGAAAGAAATGGCTAACAAGTACTGGAAGAAGCGTAGTTATATCTTCCAAGGTTTTGTTCGTCAAAACCCACTAGGTGATGACAAGACTCCTGCGAACCCAATTCGTAAGTTCATCATCAGCCCGCAAATCATTCCAATCGTCAAGGCTGGTTTGATGGATCCAGAAATTGAAGAATTGCCAACAGACTATATGCGTGGTCTTGATTTCAACATCAAGAAAACAAGTAAAGGTGGTTATGCAGATTACTCTACAAGTAACTGGGCACGTAAAGAGTCGCCGCTTACAGAAGCAGAACAAGCCGCTATAGCAGCACATGGGTTGTTTGATTTGAAATCTTTCTTGCCTAAGAAGCCAACAGAAGCAGAATTGCGCATCATCAAAGAAATGTTCGAAGCGTCAGTTGACGGTCAACCATACGACAATGAGCGTTGGGGAGCGTACTATCGTCCGTGGGGAATTGAAGCTCCAGCAGGATCTGCCGTAGAAAAACCAACCGTGTCTGCTGGAACCAGCACTCCTACAGTAGCACCGGTAACAGAATCTTCACCACCTTGGGATGAAGAAGCGACAACTACAAGTTCTCCGGTACAAGTCCCAAATACTAGTACATCAAGCGATAAAGCACAAGACATCCTAGCGATGATTCGTGCAAGACAAACTAAGTCTTAATGGAATCAGGGGAGCATTGCTCCCCTTCCAAAGGAGAATACAATGACACTACCAGACGAAAGATACCGTGCCCTAAAGCAAGGTAAAAAACTATTAGAAGAACTATGCGATCCTGGTCGCACACCAAGAGTTCCTTCACTAGTTCGGGACAGAGCAAGAGGTATTCTCAGACATTACCCTAGTGATTATGAATTGGAAAGAATTGCGGACAAATGTCCAGAATACCTTGACAAAATCTCATTCACTGATAGAATGTACATGAACGCCTCACAAAAAGTAATAGGAGAATAAAATGGCAAAATTAAATAAGTTAGCAAAAGTTAATGAAAGCATCACTATCAATCGCTATGATAACGGTTGGATGGTAGAAGCAAGTGGTCGCAATACTGAAAGTGATTGGAAGACCACTAAAGTAATGTGCAACACAGAAGAAGAATTACTTGCGATTATTAAAGAGTGGAATGCTATGGAGTTGGATAATTAATATGGCAAAACCATTTGACATTAGCAAGTTCCGTAAGGACATTACAAAAAGTATCGACGGGCTATCAATTGGATTCAACGATCCTACAGATTGGATTTCGACAGGTAACTATGCTCTCAACTATCTCATTAGTGGCGATTTTAATAAAGGCGTACCTCTTGGTAAAGTTACTGTCTTTGCCGGAGAATCAGGAGCAGGTAAATCATTCATCTGTTCAGGAAACCTCGTTAGACACGCACAACAACAAGGCATTTTCGTAGTTCTAATTGATTCAGAGAACGCATTAGATGAAGCATGGCTACACGCATTAGGGGTAGACACCGCAGAAGATAAATTATTGAAATTGAACATGGCTATGATTGATGATGTAGCTAAGACAATCTCAGAGTTTATGAAATCATACAAAGCGTTGCCAGAAGGTGATAAACCGAAAGTCTTGTTCATCATTGACAGTCTTGGTATGCTATTGACACCTACTGATGTGAATCAGTTTGAAGCAGGTGACATGAAGGGTGACATGGGTCGTAAGCCTAAAGCACTCACCTCACTTGTTCGTAACTGTGTTAACATGTTCGGTAGTCACAACGTTGGACTAGTTGCAACTAACCACACATACGCAAGTCAAGATATGTTTGATCCTGATGATAAAATCAGTGGTGGTCAAGGTTTCGTTTATGCTTCTAGTATCGTAGTTGCTATGAAGAAGTTGAAACTTAAAGAAGATGAAGATGGTAATAAGATTAGTGATGTTCGTGGTATTCGTGCGTCATGCAAGATTATGAAAACTCGTTATGCAAAACCATTTGAATCAGTCCAAGTTAAGATTCCTTATGAAACAGGTATGAGCCCTTATTCAGGTCTATTAGACATGATTGAGAAAGCTGAACTTGTTAAGAAAGAGGGAAACAGCCTAGTGTATACAACTGTTGATGGTGAAATCATTAAGAAGTTTCGTAAAGCATGGGAAGCAAACACTGATGGATGCTTAGACAAGGTTATGTCTGAGTATACTGAAAAAACTAAATCAACGATAAGTACTGTATCTAACATAGGAGAGGAAGATACAGAATGAGTTTAGATTTCGTAGCAGAAGTATGGGAAGCATTGCGTACTCATATTGATTTCAATGACCGCAGTGATGCAGCCGACACATTGGTTAATTTGTTGATTGATAATAATTATGAAACAAGTGATATCAAGGAAGCTTTTAGGGGTGACAAAGAAATGTTAACCTCACTGAAAGAATACATGGCAGAACATGATGCGGTTGAAGAGTATGAAGATTTTGATGACGAAGACCAAGACGAAGATTGGGATTAAATGGCACACTGGTACAGTCGCATAACAGCGAATCTTTCAGTACTACCAGATTTTATCTCTCATTATGAAACAGAGATAATTAGCGCAAAGCAAGATGTAAAAATTTACGGCAATGTTGAAAAGAACATTGCCGCTTTGCCCGGTATTACAGAACATCGTTTTAACCAATTACAAGAGATAGAAGCAGTATTAAACTATCTCAATATTCAATTACGGAAAATTCGCCGAAAACATTTTCAAAAATATTTAGAAGCGTATAATAGAGCATTGACTAGTCGTGATGCTGAAAAGTATGCAGAAGGTGAAGATGAGGTAATTGATATGGAAGTATTGATTAACGAAGTTGCATTATTACGCAATAAATGGCTAGGCATATTAAAGGGTCTCGAAGCCAAGCAATGGCAGATGGGACACATTGTTCGCTTGCGTACAGCAGGCATGGAAGATATTACAATAGGATAATTATGAATTCACTTAATTTGACGGGCACCAGCATGAATACAATTTCAATATCAGGACTATCAACAGGAATCGATTGGTCTTCATATGGTGAAGAAGAAAAAAATAATAATGTTAAAAAATATGAAGTTTATGAAATTAGTCAAGACCTTCTTGCATTAAGTGTATGCTGGGCACGCCTACGTAAAGAGAAGGTTCAGTCTTATAACATACTCGCGCCTACAGTTTCTAGACTGTTAGACAGTGAATTATTCCGATTAACCATACACGAAGATATTGAACAAGCTAATATTATCCGGGATTATTATAGTAAGAAGATTATGGTATGGAAACTTAAGAATATAAATCT